CGGCCTGCGTGCGGCCCAGCATCAAACGATCAACGGTGGGCAGTGTGCCGCTGGTGTCAGTCACCACCGTGCCGCCATTGATGCTGATGGCAAAATCATTGGCGTTGATTCGCACTGCGATGCGTGTGCGCTGATTGGCCGTCACTGTGCCGCCGTTGATGTTGGCCTGCTCTACACCACCGTCATGCACCACCAGTCGCGGGTCGGTGCCGCTGGTGATCACCGCTGCGCGTTCGTTTGCGGTGTTGTCGTTCAAGCTGACAACGCCTCTGGTACCGCTGGCAGGACTGCGGAACTCCAGGAACAGCGTGCGGATATTATTGGCAATGGCTTGGTTTATAACGTCCGCGAGGCTGGCCGTGCGCGTCGCGGCGGTGCCGGTGGTGGGGATGTACGACGTGGGGAAGGAGCCGGCTTCTAGTTGGGCGCCCCAGAGGAAGAGGCCGGAGGCGCCGTCTCCGGTATAAGACTGGCCACCATCTCCGGTGGCAGGTCTTACCTGCAAACCAGCAGAACCGCTTGAACCTGCTGTAAGAGTCATTGAAACCCTATACCAGCCATTAGCTCGTGCCTGTACTGTGACGTTACTAGGTGTACCAGTTACTGACCCCAGTGCTCCAGTGGCAAGGTTGACGTAAAAACCATTTGTACCAAATGGGGTGCCAGAGCCCAACACAAATACCCATGAGCGCTCCGCTGCTTTCAGGAAGACTGAGAGAGTGTATGCCGTTCCACTTACAACTGAAGCAGTCTCATTGGCTGCAATATGAACGACATTGGCGGCAGTGTTCTCAACAATTTTGTCAGCAGTAGTCAGGCCATCTGGGGCCGTGGTGGCATTAGCACTTGCTGAGGCGTTGATTTTTACCCAGCTCGCATTATCAAACTCCTCACTCCTTACCAACAAATTCTGCCTCTGCTCCTCGGGCAGCAACCCCAGGCACTCGCCCGTCGTTGGGTGATGCTCGAAACTCGCCACGTCATTCCCGGCGCTGCGGATCACCCCATCAGAATCAACAAACGTCCCAGTGCTCGCCCTGGTGAACGTGATCAGGTTCTGGCCGCTGACCGCATCAACCAGCGACTTCGACTCAGCGAAGCGCTGGTCCAGTGACGCCGGCACACCAGCCAGGTCCCACAGCGGATTGCCCAGCCCGCGACCCTGCGCAATCGCCGCTCGCCGTGTCGCGTGGAGCCTCATCAGAGCAGCTCCGTCAGCTCCAGCGTGCCGTTCGTCGTCCCGCCCCTGATCACCGCGATGTTTGGCGTGGCAGGCACCGCCACATCCAGCCGCTCGCCGATGCCGATCAGGTGCGACGTGGCGCTGGCCGTCTGGCTGCTGCTGCCGATGGCGTAGCGAATGTCAGCGCCCACGGCGCGAATCGAGATCCGCCGGCAGGTGCTGGTCAGCGCCGTGTTCGCGCTGGAGGCCCCAGCCGCCAGCTGACGGGCTACGCCGGGGATGCCCAGGGGTTCGGTGGGCAGCGGATCGACCGCTCCAACAGTCCGGCCCTGGCCGTCCCTGCCGATGAATCCAACTGCCGCGCCCATGGTGTCCTCAATGGAAAGATTGAAGCCCCGGCGTACCGGGGCCGTTGTGATCAGTTGTCAAGCAACACCCGCACTGTCGTCGCCGCCTGAGCAGCGACAGCCAGCGCATAGCCCACCTTCTTGCGGGTGCCGGAGCTGTCAGTACCGGACACGCTGCCGGAGCTGAAATACACCGGGCCGCCGGCGGTGGTGGCATCGCCAGACGCGGCGGTGAGCTTGGGCAGGGTGAACACACCCTCCAGGGCCAGGATGCCGGTGGCGCCATTGGCCACGTCGGTCACGGCCACGCCGTGGAGATCACCCACCTGCACCAGCTGGCCGCTGGTGATGGTGGCGCCGGCGGTGAACTCGATGTACTTGCCGTCTTGGACGTAGTTCTTCATGGGATCAATGCGAAGGGGTCAGGGTTGGGATCAGACGTTCTTGGAGCGGTAGAACCCGCGGAAGTCCTTCACCGCAGCGCCGAAGTCAAATCGGGCCAGCAGTTCCACACCATCGGGGTCGCGCTTCTCGTTCGTCGTCACAGTCGGCCCTTCTTCGCCGGCCAGGTAACCGAACACAATGCCCTCGACAGAACCGGGGCTGGCGGCCAGATACCACACATCGGCGGCACCGTCGAGGCGAGGCTCAACGATCAGTTCGATGCCGTTCATCTGGGCGTTCACCGCCGGGCCGTTGTCGCCGGTGCGAGCGGCCGGGGCGTAACCGGTCGGGAACAGGAACTGGATGGCGGTGGCCTCCAAGTCCGTGGGCACCATCAGATACGAAGGCGTGAGATTGATGGTGTTACCGGCCAGGTCGGTCTGCTTGCGCATCGCCTTCTTGGCGGTGTTCATCCCCGTGGTGGAGATGGTCAGGCCGCCAGCGCCGCCCATGTTGTTGTGGGCTGCATTGAACAGCGCCACATTGTCCACGCTGGTGACAGCGTTGCCGGTGATCAGGCCCCAGATGATGTTGCTCTCCAGCCGGCGGAAACCGCGGCCGAGCATCTCAGGAACCCGCTCCAGGGCGCTCAGGTCATCGTTGATGATCGCCTGGCGGGTCACCGTCACCTTGCGGGCGTAGGTGGCCAGCTTCCAGGTGTGCTGACCTTCAACCAGGGTGCCGGCCTTGTACTCGCCACCTTCAAGAAGTGCCTCAGGAGTGAGTGCACCGGCCACGATCAGGTCGTTGGCGTTCTTGAAGTCGGGCAGGTTCCGCTGCCGTGCGATCGGCCGCCAGGTGTGGGGCTCCTCGGCATAGGCGGCGTCCAAGGTCTTGCCGGCCAGGTTGGAGAACAGCAGCGGGAAATCGCTGGTGCTGTGGAAACCACGCTGCACCAGTTCGCTCTTGCTCATGCCGCGGGTATTGGTACCGCGGGACTCCAGATACTGGCGGGCCAGCTCCAGAAGGGTGTAGGAGCGATACTCCCGGCCCAGCTCGGCATCCTCACCCTTGAGGGCGCCGGGGCGTACGCGGGCCTCCAGGCCCAGGCTGATGCCGCGCAGCAGGGTGTCACCAGCGTCGCGGGTAACGGCGATCTGGGCGGGGTGGCCCAGGGGGGTAGGTCCGTCAGTGGAGCGGGTGTCGCCGCCCTCCAGCCGGATGCGCATCATGCGCACGGCCTCGCGGCTGCACTCGGTAACGGTCTTGCCGGAGCGAATCAGTTCGTCAGTCTGCTCGGCGGTCAGGCCGGCGTCCTGGCCGAGGCGGAGCAGATCGCGCTCGCGGCGGAGTTCGGAGGCGGTGCGCTGCAGTTCGGTATCTGCGGCGGCCACGGGGGCGGGTTGGGGGGAGGGATCGGCGCTGCGCTGAGCGTCGATAGGCGCCGGGTCACCCCCGGCCTGGATGAGGTCTTCGGTCATGGGGTGATCAGCGGAATTGATCGTGTGCTGTTGGTCGCCGCGCATCACGGCATGCGTGTCCTGCCCGATCGGCACCAGAGAAACCAGATTCGGCTCCCAGTCGGTGGCGATCAGCAGGTTGCTGGCGCGGTCTTCGCGGTGCCGGTAGATCCGGGCATCCACAGAGAACCGAGCCGAGCCGGTCCGCAGCCGCGGCAGAGCGATGTCCATCGCAGCGGCGGGGCCGTCCACTACCACCTCACCGATCAGCTCGGTAATGCCTTCGTCGTTCCGCTGCAGAGACAGGTTGGTGACCGCGCCCCAGATCGTGTCTGAGCTGCGCTTGTGGTCGTAGTCCGTCGGCAGCGGCCGCTTGGGCCACCGGATCGCTTCGTTGGTGTGGAGCAGCTGGAACCCATCGCCAACGTCGGCGTCCGTGCTGATCACGATCGTCGCGGTCCGAGTTTCCTCGTTCCACGAGTTCGGCGCCAGCAGCGCCATCCGTTGGATCTGTTGATGGTCCATGCCTCAGGCTACGGAGTTACTCCTGAGCTTCCGGTTCTGCAGTATCAACAGCCGCAGCAGATCGCCCGGCTGCAGCCGTCATTCCATCCACACTCAGGGCCAGGCCTTTCTGTCTGGCGTCGGCCATGTCGGCCTCCAGTTCGGCCATCACCTCGGCCGGGATGAATCCCAGGCTCCGCTGCACCTCCGACAGCGACATAAATCCAGCCTTCACACCCTCGATCAGCGCCGTGATCTCCTTGGCCGGGTCCACCAACTCCCGGCGCGGTGGGGTCCAGATCATCCGGCGCGGGCCACGCACCTGAGCCAGCCGGGCGGCATCGTTGAACCAGCGATGCACCGGGTCCAGCACCTGGGGGATGGTGACGTTCCAGCGCCAGGCGGCGACGTTGCGGTGGAACTCCAGCCACCCCATCCGGGCGCTGCTGAAGTTCACGTCCGACAGGATGCCGGTCAGGGCTTCGAAGGTGATGCCGTACCCAGCCGCGACGGCGTGGAGATGGTGCTTCTGGTGGCTCACATAGTCCGGTGACTGCGGTGGGTTGGCGAAGGTGATCTGCTTCCCGTCCGGCAGGATCTCGAT